TGGAAGACCAGTTGATCCGCATTGCTGTAAAGATGGGTTTGAATTTCGTAGGCCGCCTTTGCTTTTCTTAGCTCAATTTAACGCGACCTGACTTTTAGTAAATCGGCAGTGTTGGACGATCTTTTTGCGGTGGTCGATGGGAATATTTTGCCAGTGCAAGGTATTGCACTGATAAATAAACGGCCGCCGATGTTGCCACCGGCGGCCGTATCTCATCGATGCAGATCAGGGGTTCAGGAGTTTACGCTTCAGGCATTCAGGATTGCGCCAGACACTTTCAAGCCGGGCCAACTCTTGACGGGATTTACGGCAGTTCTTGGTCCGACCGCATGCCGTGCAGCAGGACGGAATGTCGAGACGTTTCCAACCGGCATCTTCCAGGGGACGATAAAGGTCGTTTTTATATCCGCTGAGAATCACTGCTCCAGAATACCGGAGCAGAATCTCAACCAGTTCTTCATGATCCTTATCGGTCATTTCATGGTTGTAACGTCCGGATTTTCGCGTTGACCAGACATAGGGCGGATCGCAATAGGTCAGATATCCCGGTCCGTCATATCTTTTCAGGCAATCGCGATAATCACAGCACTCAATCTGGACTCGCTGCAGGCGCCGATGAATCTGCGGCAACGCCTGAAGGGCGGATTGCCAACTCGAAGCCGTCTCGGCCATCTCGCAATTGCATGAGGTTACAGAGGTTCCCCAAGATCCGCCGAATGATCCGCTGAACGATTGCCTGGCGACAACATACCAGCGCCAGACGCGCTCAAGCTGGTCGCGGCAACCATGCCATGTATCGCGGCATTCGTCGTACAATTCCCGGCTGTATGGGAGGACACTTACCCGCAGCCAGAAATGCTCGAACAATACCGGCGACGACAGGAACTGGAAGAACTCATAGAGTCCGCGATCCAGATCGTTGTAGGTTTCAATCGGAGATGGCGGCTTTCCCAAGAGCATTGAGGCGCCTCCGCCAAAGGGTTCGACATAGGCTGTGTGGACTGGCATAAGCGGCAGGAGTTTCCGTCGAAACGCGCCTTTTCCGCCAAACCATGTAATAGGGCTTCTTAATGTTTTTTCGGGCATTCAGTTTCTTTCTTCAGGGGTTTCTTTTGATTAAAAAAAAGGCCGCGCCACCCGAATCAGGCTATAGTTTTGTTCAGTGCTATGGGCAGCCTGGAAACGGGTGGTCGCGGCCATCGTCCGCGGTCAGGGGAGCGGGATTGGCGTCCCAGCTCTCCCTGCTCTCTATCTCTGACTATTTGGCGATAGGCATCACCCCCTTGGGCGTACCACTCCACCGACCTTTACCAAGATAGGTAAAACCGACCCGAACACCGGCCCTCCGATGGGAGACAAAGCGTTTGATGATCGATCCGAAACGGCCGCGGAGATTGGCTGAATAATGCGCCATTTCTTCAGCCGTGACCGCCAAATAAAAACCTTCAGAATCGCCGCAGACCGGCCACGGCCACCAGTCCTGAGTTTGCTCCAGGATCTTCCGGACTTTGGTTCCGGCATTGGCCGGCGACATATCCGGCCAGAGGCCGGCGGCCGCAGCGATCTGCGGGGCAGTAATGGCGGACGCGGCACCCCTGTGCTGCTCCAGTATCTTCCAAATCGCCGCGAACTCCGCAGGCAGATCCGGAGGCGTTTGAAGCGGATCAGCAGGAGCAATGCAGACCGGTTGCGGCGGCGCTGCAGATGCCGTGCAAGGGTGCTGTTCAACCCATTGAAACAGATCATCCACCGTCTCGGGGAATCCTTCTTTCCGGTGTGACAAACGGACATTTCAACGCCGCGAATACGGCGGTCTCGTCAAAGGTCTGGACCATGGAGCCGTCGCCGCGGTAGAGAATGTTTTCGCGGCATTCGCCGCCGTCTGATATTTTCTTCCAGTGTCCCAAGGCTCTGCGGACGAAATCGGCTGAGCCGGTGCGGATGAAAAAGAGCATCCCCCACTCGGCAGGATTGCGGGTCTGGAACAGATCGACAACGACTGGTCCTGCCGGAGGTTTGATAATTACCTGCTTATATTTCTGGCCGTTCTTTAATGTCACAATAGATCGGCGCAAAAGTTCATTACCTACTCCATCTGAATTAACCAGGGCGATGATCTCGATGTCGCCAACCATCGGCTTCCTTCGGCGAATACTTCCGCCAATTTCGATTTTATCGGCCAGCGGTTTTAAATCTTCTCTGAGACAATTTGCCAGAGCCAGCATATACTCCAGAGACCGATCCTGTTTTGCCTCAGATCTAAGAAACGCCTGGCGATACATTTCTTCCGCCTTTTCCGACAAATGATAATGGCCCTCTCCTTCCGGTCCGATCAGGTCCCCGGAAAGGCGCAGGGAAAACATTGCCTCAGTCTTGGCGGCCTGGAGATCGGCGCCGACCGGTATGGTTGGACATGGGCACGTTTTTATGATTTCCGCGGCCGTAGCTGATCCGTGGATAATGAGATAGTCGATGATCGCGAACTGGATTTCGGAGTAATAATCGGTCATCATGCGACCTCCAGGATCTGGGCCAGGCTGCGGCGGTGTTTGAACAGGTGACCGGTCTCCCGTTCAATCCGGAGATAATGCTCCGCCAGGTCCGGACATTCCTCGGCTCCGTGGCGGATATCGCTTTCCTTGGCCAGAACACAAATCGCGCAACTCAATCTTTCGTTGCCGCGATCATATGCCACATGTCGCGGCAGTCCGGTCGATGCGATATGTGCCCAGACATCTTCCAATTTGTAGTCCAGGATCGGCCGCCAATTGGTAACGGTCCGGCCGCGGACGGTCAATGATTTGTTGGGATCCAGTTCCGGAAGTTTGGCCCGGTGCGGTGATTCCTGGCGGCGCTCTCCGGTGACAGATAGAACATTGGTGCCGCCGCCGACCGGGAACTCGCAGCGGATTGATTTCTGAATTGGCGCTCGCTTGCAATCGCTGGTGCAGTAGCGGCATTTGGCCGATGGCCAACCGGCCCGGATCACCTTCTCGATGGCGTTTACTTTGCAATGCGCCATACAGTAGCGGTTGGCCATATCCGGCCAGCCACCGGCACGTCCTTGTTCTGCCAACATCCGGCATCGCCGCTCGATATGTGCCGGCAATAGTCGGTGTGGAATTGCCACTGACAACGGTATTCCGTAATGCTCGCAGAGCAATCGGCAATGGGGCAGGCTCTGCGGCCATTCGGCGCCAGTGTCGGCGTGGATTGCGGAGATCGCACCGGAATAGGACTGCTCCCGAGCCATGGCCAGGACGAAGCCCAGGATCGTCTGGCTGTCTTTGCCACCACTGATCGAGATCACAATTGCGCTGTAATCGGCGAGAATCATCAGAATGGCACATCCTCTTCGGGTTGGAGTGAATCGACGGGGACAGCGTCCGGATCCGGCTGATCCGCGGCAAAATCCTGGGACGGGATATCGGCCGAGGTGGTCGGGACTGGCTCGTAACCGCTTTCCGGCAGTTCGGGGTGTCGCCGCAACTCCTGGTTAAGCCGCATCCGGAGTACATCGATGGCCAGCAGCGCCTGGTTCTTGGTCAGATCCTCCAGCGACTTGATCGGCATACCGCCGCAGGCCCGGGAAATGATCGCCCGGCAATATTCCGGCTCGCGGTCGGCCGGCGGCAGGTACGCTTTAAGTTTGAACCACCAGTCCCGGACTTCGTGGATGATGCGGGAATTGGCCAGGCCGAGTTTGTAACGGACCCAGCGCCGGCGGTAATAATCGATCACCACGCCGCGCGGCAATTCCGTCTCACCCTCCTGGATGGCCCGGTCCAGCCGTCCCTCCAGACAGGCCATGAACTTGTCGAACTGGAAATTGGTCAAACTCGGATGCGTCGAGGATCGGCATCCCGTGCATTTGTCGAGCAGCTCGCGGTACTCGTTTTCATTGACCTTGGCCCAGCGCCGGTACATCTGCACGATGGTGATCTGGCCGCGATGACGCCGCCCGGTCTCAGGATCAATCCAATCTTTTGTCCAGGCCATGGGATTATCCTTCTTTGGGTTTTGGGCACAAACAACCTGGGGCAATGTGATCACCCCATTCGTGGCCGCAATTCTCACAAATCCGGCTACTTCCACTTGTCCCGTCGTCCCGATGAAATCTCGATTGAGGACAGTTACAGCGCCCATTCAGTGGACCTTCGTCAACCGTGATACCTCCGCAGACGGAGCAGGTTGGAGACGGTGGACGCCCCAACAGAGCGTCGAACAGATGTGTTGCCGACGCTTGCGAGCGACGATCGCTCTTGAACTTGATTGTTATTACCTTTGCCATATGTGTCTCCGAGAGAAATCCGGGTCTCTTACCTGGGGAGGGGCCGTCGGCCGGCCCGGGCGGACGATGGTCAGGCCGACTCCCTGGCTTCATCCAACAGGGCCTTGGCGACCTTGTAGAAGGCAAAGTCACCGACAGGAATGGCGCAACCGGGGACCTGTTCGCCGGCGGCAAGGCGGCGTTTGATGGCGTCTTTGACCAGGACGCGGGTGGTCTCCACGATATCGGAATAGCCGTTGTCCAGCGCCCACTGGATCACGGCCTCGGCATCCTCGACTGTCAGTGTATTGGCTGCCTTGCGCAGGCCGAATTCGCCGAAGGCTGTCTTCTGCGCCCGCGGCTTTTCGAACATTCCCTGGTTGCACATGATGAACGCGGTCAACTTCTGTTCGAGTTTGGCTTTCAGGTCGCGGTCCTGGGCGATTGCGGACTCCGCAGAGGATTTGATTTCATTGATCCGCTTCTCCGCCTTGGCATTGGCAGCGGCCATGCGGACTTCGCAATGCGCCAGCGCTTCCAGGGTGGCGCGGGCATCGTCCAGGGTAAGCAGGCGGGTGTCGGTCAGGTGAGGCATGGTTTCTTTCTCCTTTACTATTGCTTATTCCTTCGGGAAAACGCCGATTTGGCGGCGGTTGACAACGGCCTGCAGGTGTTTGGCGGCCAGCTTTTCCTTGGCGGCATCCGCCACCTTGCCGGCATCGCGCAGATCCTCGAACAAGGTTTCAAGGCGGCCTTCGCCGTTGGCATCGCGATAGGCCAGGTCAAACAGTTTTTCGTCATTGCCGGCGCCAAAGTGGGTCAGGATTTCCTGGACTTCCTGCTTGAGCACCTTTTCCGGCAGGTAGAGGATTTTCGCCCGGCCCAGTAATTGTTCGAAAAATTCCGCCATGGTCCCATTGCGCATTTTGTCGATGTACGCCTGGGTGATGCACAGGATCAGGCCGCAGTGCCGGATATCGTAGAGATCGCGCAGAAAATCGAACAGTTCCACACTTTTCCACCAGCTTTTCTGCATCAGTTCACCGGCCTCATCAACGATCAGGATATTCCGCCGGCCATACGCCCGGAACACCCGCTCATGGAGTTGCTGCATGTCTTTCTTGCGTGTGCCGATGTTGGCGGCAGCGGCCACTTTCATGACCAGCGTTTTCTTGCTGCAGCCGGATTCGCCCCGGATCATGGCGCCACGGCCATGATTGTTTTGCGCCACCCACTCTTCCAATGCCGCGGTTTTGCCGCGGCGGGCATCGCCGACAATGATCCCCAGCTTGTTGTGATCGCGGCAATAATCCAGCAGCCGGAACATTTCCCGCGTGACCAGGGTTTCTACAAAATCCGTCTCGCCCTCGTCCACCTGCCGCTGCAGCCGCACGATGGCGTCGCAAAACTGGCCGATGTCCGCCGGATAGGTACCGGTCAGAACCTTGAAAATCACGGACCAGTCATAGCCAACCTTGCGTTCCAGACGACTTTTCCGCCCTTCCAGCGCCTGGTGGGCATAGCCGTGCAGCCAGCGCAGCAGATCGCACTGCCGCACAGTGTACTTGCCTTCCTTCTCCATCCGTTCCAGCGTTTCCGCCAAAACGTGCCCGCCGATGTTGATCACATCCGCCTGTTTTTCCTTGACCTGCTCCTCGTTCATGCGTTGTCCTCCTGGTGGTTGCTCCGTTGTGCCAATACGCGATCCAAAATTTCCGGGTCGACCGTTTCTCCGGGATTATCGTCCGGATCGACCGGCCGTAGGGCGTTGAGCACCGCATCTGCCGCCAGCATCGCCGCCCGTTCCTCCGCGCTCAGTTCCCGCGTGGGAGCGGCTCCGGCGGCCCGTCGCCCTCCATCGGCCGTCAGCCCCACAGCATCGGTCGAGACCCCGCCGATCCGGCGGCGGCCGCCCGGTGTCGCCGCGATCGCGGTGCTCTCCGGACCATGGCCAGGAAGGCCGCGCAGTACCACGTTCGGATCGGTGATCTTTTCCTTTCCCGTCAGTTCCTTGAATTTTTCCTTACCGTCCAGACTTGCGGCATAATTGATGATGTGCGAGAGAAGCCCGATCTGTTCTTTCTGCTGTTCGGTTACCGCATGCATGTCACCCAACTGATCTGCCGCCGCGGCGCAGATGAATTTTCCGCTTGGTTCGAACATGAAAATCCCATAAGGGAAGCGGCGCGGTTCCTTGTGCCGTGGCAGCCATTCTACCTTGTCCGGAACTCCCCAGTAGGTCTTGACCATGACCGGCTTTCCCCAGTACGGTTTGAGATCCACATGGCTGTAGGTCCAGCCGTGGAAAACCACCCCGCCTCCCAGCGGCGTACGACTCACCAGCGGACAGATCGAATGCGGCATCAGCATCGCGAAGAACAATTCCGCCTCGGTCAACGGCCGCCGCGTTTCCACCCGCGCTTCCCACATCTCCCTGGGTGAATATTTGTCGCCGCCTTCGCCGCGGACATGAAACTCGTTGGTCAGCCAATCGTTGAACTGCTCCAGCACCTGGTACTCGCTCGGAAGCCGGTTCACGTCCCCTTCCCAGGTCTCGCCGTAGTCCGGACGGTTCGCCGGGCAGTTGCCGCAATAACCGACCTGGGTCCGGTCAAAGTCATCCGCCACGTCCCTGAACTTCCGCTCCACCGGCTTTTCCTTGCCGTTATAGCCGCGCGCGGCCTTGTGGATGGCACGGAGTTGCAGCACCACCGAATGCTCATACGGATTTCCGTCCGCATCGGCCAGCACCATGCCAGCCTGGTTCTTGACCCGCAACTTGACCGGGGTGACGACGCCGATTTTCAAAAAGTCCTTGCCGTTGTCGGTGTACCAGATCTGCGGCGGGACAAACCCGGCGGCGCGGATCGCCTCCTGGATGCATTCCAGGATGCGCATGTGGTTGGGATACTGGTCGGCATAAATGATGGCCTTGACGATAAAACCGCTCGCCGCGTCCTGGATCATGGTGATATAGGGCCGGACCGCGATGAACTTCCCCGGATTTGCCGGGTCCGGGAACTTCAGCCAAAAGTCCATCTGCCGGTGATCGCAGAACCAGATCTGGCCCGGCAGGCAGTTGCACCGCCGACGAATCCAGCCGCGGACGGTATCGTTGTAATTTCCGCTTCCGCCTCTGACCTTGTCCCAGAGCGTTTTCGGCACCCGCTGCTGCTTCCAGGTCTTGGCCTGCTGCAGGCTCGGCATCGTCAGGCCCATGCCTTCCTCGGTCCAGCGCCGGGCCAGCTTGCGGTAACAGGTTTCCAGTCGCGGATGGTTCGGGTGCAGGCAGAGCTGCATCAACTCCTGCATGAACAACGGATCAAAGTCACGCTGGCCACGCGGTCCGCGTATCGCACTGCCGCGGGCGAGCACCAGGTAGTTGTTCCAGTCCGGACGCCCCTGCTTTTTACCGAGCTTGGCGAACCACGCTTCGGTGGTCTTGGCATTGCGCAGATCGCCGCCGCCGTGGCCGCCGACCGAGATGATGGGAAAATCATCCGGACGCGCGGCCCGGACATGGGCAATGGCTTCGGCATAGGTCATCCGCTGCCAGGCGTCCCAGACTAATTGCAGCCAATGCCGGATCTCGTCCACCCGCGCCTTTTCCTCCGGTTCCAGCGCCAGTTCAGGCGCCAGCGTCAGTGTTTCCATGGCCGTCTCCGGCCGGCGGAAGTCCAGGACCGCCGTCTGCCGGCCCGTGGACGGCAACGCCAGGATGGGGAGGAAGGCAGGGGGCGGAGTTCGCCCGTCCCCTGCACCCCCGGCGACGGCCAGCGGGCCGGTTCTCATCGGCACGTTACTGCATGGCGCGATTGCCGCTGGCGGTAACCCGCCTTCGGCAACCGCGCCGTCCGCCACACTCAAAAGTTTTTGAGGTGAGGGCTCGGGAGAGGAACTTTTTCCAAAAAGTTCATTTCCCGACAATTCGATCACGTTTCCCTCACCCAGCAATCCCGCCAATTTACCAAACAAGCTGCCCACGTTCAGACCTCCTGCAGTTTGGAAATCCCATCGACAATTGCCTGCGCGTATTGTTTTGCCTCGGCCAGATTCTTGACGTCCATCGTGTGCCGATTTCGTTCCGCCTCGATCCCGATCAGCGCCAGCGCCATCCCGCCCACCAACGCTTTGCCAGGATCAACCCGCTGGATGACGGCCTTGCGCTTCAGCGATTCACCGCCGGCCAGCCGCTCGATCTCTTCCGCGAACGAGGTGATCCGGAACACTGGGTCCTTGCGCTGCTCCTCGCGCGCGGCCGCGTCATCTTTAAGCCGTTTCCGTTCGTCGGCCGGGATCAGCAGCCCGTCCACCAGATCCTTCACCTGGTCCCAGGCCATGGCGCCCGGATCACGTTTCGTCAGCACCATCGTCAACTGTCCGGCAGCCAGTCGCGCGAGCTGCTCCAGTTTCGGGATCGTGCAGGCCAGCAACTTTTTCTGCAATTCCGCCGGCAGCTCCGTCACCATCTGACTCGTCAGCAGGTTCCCCACCTTCAAATACATAAAGCATGATCTACGCGCGAGGCCGAGGTTCTCCATAGCCCAGGCTAACCACTCATTGAACTGCGTCTTTTTCGGCCACAACTGCTGGCGCTGCAGCGCGATCAGGACCGCGGCCTGCAAACCGCCCTGCCGTTCCCGGTCCAGACATTCACGGATCACCGGCCCATAGGCTTCCGGCCGGTCCGGCAGCGTCACCTGCAATTCCCGCCGGACAAGGGACGTTTCCGCGACCATTGCACTGACCATTGCACTGGGTTCATTCCCGCGCCCGCATAATGCGCGCGCATTGGTGCAATGCTCTGCACTGGCGGATTCGGAGGCGGGTGGAACGGCATTTCCCGTTCCCCCCGCGCCCCCCTCGGAAAGGGTCTCCGACCCGGTTTCTGCTGGCGGTACGGACTGGCCGCGGATTACCGCAGCGTCCATGCCGCCGGCGGCCGCGGCAAAGCCATTATCCCGTTCAATGTCCGCCGCGATTTCCCGCGCCTCCTGGTTAGCCTTGCGCTCATCCGCTACAGCCTTAACCTTTTCCAGCCCGCGCTGCCGGGCGAACTCGTCCAGATCGCAATGCAGTTCCACCGGGTTCCGGTTCGGCTTCAGATGCGGCGACACCAGCCGCTTGATGCCGGTCGGCTTGCGCCAGCCGACGATATACAGATCTTCCGTCACCAGGAGGACGCCGATCTCCTTGCGGCTATCGTTCGGAGTCGGGTACCAGTACGTGCAGCCAATGAATTCATTTGCCATGATCACTTGCCCTCCTGAAAAATTGGCAGCGGGAAGAATCCGAGTCGGCCGCGGCAGGGGATGAACGGCAACGGTTTTGCCTGGTCCAGGACAAACCCATACTGGCCGAAAAACCACTCGCTGCGATGGCTGGTTACACAATCCAGCAGGTTTGCCTGGCCAACTATCCCACCCCTCGGCAGATCAACTAATTTCGGCAACACCAAGGCCAGCGGCTGGCTAATCTCAGCAACCGTCCAATAGCAGCTTTCCCACTCATCCCGGGTGCAGCCCTGACTGGCGTGGATGTAGATCGGTCCACGGACGTTTGTCGGCCAGTCGCGGTTTTCGATATTTTTGAAGCCCTTGACGATGAGCCAAGCCCACGGCTGACGGATCGACAGACATAAATCAGGTTTGAGGTCAGCCAGCATCATCGGTTTATTCCTCCTCAATTTCCGCATTGCGGACTTTCGCCTGATTGAAAATCGCCACATCCCGCGGGTCCAATTGCAGCGGCGGCGGCGGGCGGTAGGACAATTCCCGGGCCGCCTGCAGCTTGGACGCATGCCGCAGCCAACCGCTGCGGTCCATCCGCCGGCCGGCGGCCGCGGTGTCGATCTGGTCAATCTCTTCCGTGGTGCAGCGAAACTTGACCACCGCCGTCCGGTTGTGTGGCTTTGTGGCCACAGCCGGAGCACAAACATTATCAACTGTGCGGTTACTCATGGCGTGTGGTCCTCAACGCTTTTTCGCCGCCTTCAACGCCGCGAGTTCCGCCTGCAGCCCGGCGATCTTAAGCCATAAAGAACAAATCTCGCCATGCGCCCGTTCCAACGCCTTGACCGGCACCAGGGCGATCCCCTTGACGATTGTCACCTCGTACGGGGCTGCTGCCGGACGCTTCTCCGCCGCCGCTTTCAGCTTCCGGATCTCTTCCTTCAATTCCGCGCGTGACTTGCTCATGATTGATCTCCTCCAGGTTTAGTTTCGGTCTGTTTGATCACATTCGCCATTACCCGCCGCTGCACCCGCCGCTGTTCGACCGCCGTGTCCAGATCCGCCATCCAGAGGCGGAACCTCTCATGCGCCGCTTTGATCCTCAGGATAAAACGTTCCAGCGCGAGCACCGGCCGATCGAGGAACGCGACCATCCGGTCATACGCCTCGGCGATCGCAGCGGCCTCGCTGCTCACCACCAGGGGATGTGGATCGATCTCTTCGGGATTGATCGATTTCGCCATGTTAAATCCCCTCCTGGTGGGCCGGGAGAAGCCCGTAAGGGCCGCGATTCTCATACCGTCGCCAGGCAGAATCACGCGCCGGGTCCGGCCACGCATATGAAAACTCAATCCAAAACCCAGACATGAAACGCTGCAACTGATAATGCCGCAGATCGCGGCGCGTCCCCCACGGCCGCGGATCGGAGAGCGCAATCAGTCGCAGGTACGTCCGTTCATTGCCGTACTCGTCATGGCGGTTGGCGATCAGCACCCGCTGCACTTCGCCGTAATCATCACGATACCAGACGTAATCGATTTGCCGGTACACCCTGAACAGCGAATTAAACGTCAAATCGTCAATCACATGGTAGACGTGCCAGAGCGCCTCCTCCGTCCGCATCCAGTCATGGTCTTTCAGCCATGTCGAGAGCGGGAAAAACCAATCGGTATTCCACTTCGCCAGTTTACCGCTTACCGTTTCAGTCCATTCCCGCAGATACCACCGCACCGTTTTCCGCCAAGTCCAACCTGATTTCATGCTTCCGTTCCTCCTTACGGCTGTTTCAGTCTTTCCACTGGTGTTCCACCGCCATCGTGTCCATCACCGGGACCAGGACCCGGGCGGCGTCCTCCGCGTCGACCTTGCGGGCAAAACGCAGGGCTAATTCCGGAAACGTCCACAAGACATTCGCCCGGCCGCCGCAATTCTTCACCCCCAGACAAAGCCCGGTGGAACAACCCGGATGCGCATTGTCCGTCTTTTCAATCAGCCAGGCGATCCCATCGCCAGTCTGTTTCGCCGCCCGCTGCCGCGCAAAATTAAGGCCGGCACGAATTGACGGTTTGTAGATCGTGATCGTTTTATCCATTTTTCATACCCTCCTTGGTTGCGTATTCAATGTCCCCAACTTCCCGGGGGCGAATGGGGGTTACTGCTGGCCGGTGGCGGGCGGAGTTGCGGAGTCCGCAACTTCTGCGGAGTCCGCAGGTTTCAGGGGCAGATCCTGGTTGCCGGCGAGATGCGCCCGCAGCAGCGCGTCAAATCCCGGCTCCATGTCCACCGGGGCCAGGGCCTGAATGCGGTCATAAATGGTTGGCCCCAGGCGGATCAATCCTATTTCGGCATCCATGATCGTTTTGCCCGTCAGCCCCAGATGCACCCCGAAAACTTCCCGCGACCAGCCCAACCGCTCCCGCACCGACCTCACCAGCGATCCGAGCGCCAGATTCATGGCTGACGGAATGATATTTGCGGAGTCCGCAATCTTTGCGGAGTCCGCAGAAATAGCCAGTTCCTGGTTTCCGGTAAGAATTAAACGTGCTTCATCCCGATCTCTTTCCATATCTTCAATAGCCTCACCCATCACGACATAAAGTTTTTTCGTGATTTCCAGTCTGCGTGAAAATCTGTCCACTGCTTGCAAGGCTTCTTTCATTGTCTCAGTCATTGAATAAATCCTCCACACTAACGTTAAAGACATGCGCCACGGCGTTCATTACGTCATGGTTCCTCCGCTGTCCTTGAAGCGTCAATGTAACAAGCGTCGGACTTTTTCCGGAATCAACGGAGATCTGAGATAAACTCACCCCTGCCGTGGCCAGCATCCCCTTGATTTTCCGGTACCGTTTCAGATTTTTGCTTGACAGTTTCTTCATGGCGTGATATTCTGTAAATGTTTTTACTTAACTGAGGGCACTATACGATAGAAATTCTAACCTTGCAAATGAATAATGTAAAAAATTTTACTGATTCTAACCCTGAGCGTCTTCGCCGATTGCGTATCAAGCTGGGAATTGACCGTAAAACCATGGCTGATCGCCTCGGTTTGGGAGTTAACAGTTATAAACAAGTTGAACTTGGCCATTGCATTCTTGGTCAGCGCAAATGGCAATTGATTGACCGTTGGGAAAAGGGCGACATGACTGGCTATGGAAGCCTACATCCTGATGCGGTAGATATGCCGGATGTCATTGAGACAGGGAAAAAACGGCAAATGCAGGATCGGGATATAATGGTTGATTTGTTGTTAGATAAAGAAACTTCAGGTAAGATTGCGGACATTGCGCGTATTACAGGTTGCGAACTCCGCACGGCTGCACGCAAATTGCTGGAAATCGAACTGGAGAAAAAGAACGGGGGATGACGATGAATGCCATGGGATTTATTCTTGCATCCGGATTGCTGTCATTGACCTTGACGGGCTGCATCAATCAACGCTCGCCGCAGGATATCAAGATCAGCAGCACTCCCAGCGGCGCCACGGTGGTCATTCGTGACAGCGATTGGGCGCCAGTGTTCGACGGTGTAACTCCGTGTTCGGCGCATCTGTATGCCAGTTATGGCCGATCTTTATACTGCAAGATTTCAGCCGAAGGTTATGAATCGTCCTCCGTAAGGCTTAGCGCCGACGTTAGTCCAATGTATGGACCGAGCATCTTAATGTTCGGTTTGACCGGATTGCTGCTTAATGAAATGCCGGGTGGTTCCAAGTGGTCATTTGATAAGTTAGGGATCAATGTCGTGCTGGTTCCGATCGATCACAAAACCGCGGCGATCCGGCAAAAGCCGATCCCGTTCCCGCCCGGAGTCACCGCATTGGATTACTCCCCGCACTTCCCGTAATCGAACGCCATAGGTTCACGCAACCCCGGCAACCAGGGCAATGGCCGGGGTTTTTTATTGGCTGAAATCCTACCCGAAAATAATTTTTATTCTTACCACTTGCGCGGTTAGATTCTAACAGTTATAATCCCATTATCTCGAATTTAGAATTTGGCGAGGATGGGATTAAACATGAAAAAGACGGAGGCGGAAAAGAAATACCGGATGAGCGGCAGCAATCCGCCCCCGGTCATGCAGCGCAAACTGGCACTCCGCCAGGAAGTGCTCCGGCAGATGTGGGAAATCAAATCCGAGTCCAATATTCCCTGGAACGACTGCTACGAACAGGTCAAGGCGACCTTTCCGACCCTGGCGCAAATCAAACTCATGCAGAGGCGGCTCAATGCTTAGCCAAAGTAAAAGCCTGGTGCATGACATGCGTTGCGGAAAGTGCAATCTCACCAGTGAAGTTTTCAGCCCAGGTCTGGTCGGGAATGGCTTCAAAAAAACCATCCCGCAGGTTTTCCTCGACTCCGCACAGGATCAGCGAAATCGATTCCACCACACCTGCACCGGAATTCAGATTTGTTTTGCGCAGGAACTCACTCAGGCCCGGGCAGGATCCGCAGAGCCCAAGATTGAGAAGCATGGTGGCATAGCAGGACGCCTGGGTGAATTCAAAATACGTGTCATCCATCATGTACTTGTCGCGGTAGATCTTCTCCGCCACGGCATCAAGCCGGGCCTGACGCAGTTCAGGAGATATATCAATAAATTCGCGCAATGGTGCTGTAGCCCGGCTCCAGGCAGCCATTATTTCCGCCCGGTCATTATGCGTCTTTGGTCGATCCAGAATCATGACAATCTCCCGCTGACGGGGTTGTTTGGTAGCACACGAGCGATCCCGTCCGCCTTTAATTTCAGTAAGATAGCCGCCGCGAGGGCGATATAACAATGGCGCGGCCGACACAGACAGAATTCGAACGGATGATCAACCGGATCGTCATTGCCATCCGCAAGTACGATCCGACCAAAGCCGCCCGGCCCCAGGTTGAAACCGGGATCGCCGCGGCGCTGACCATCCATTACGAGACGGCGGCAAAGGCGAATACGGACCTTAACGCCAAGACGCCAGGGCGCGAAGGCGCAAGGGGGGACGAATGAGAGATCCCCGGAGCAAAATCATCACGTTGGCCGCCGCGGTACAGTGGCGTTCCGCCTTGCGGAGGGACGGAAAAACCCTGGCAGCAACCGCACTGATCGATGGCACAGCATTTACCGATGAGGTGTTGGACCGCATGCTCGAAATGGCCGGCAGCGCCGATGCCCTGCTCGTGCTGACCTCGCCGCTGACCATGATCTCCCGCGTTGTGGCCTGCTTCGGGTTCGTCCACATTGTCATCGCAGCACCGACGGCGGAGTTCGCGACAATCATCGCCGCGCTGAATCCAGACTTAATCGATTTCACCCTCGCTTCCTTCCGCAGTTACGAGGTCCAGCAATCCAACGATGCGGCTGCTCGCCAGCCGCTCCCAACGGAAAGCGCCACCGCCGCTCCTGCGGCCGTGCGTAAGGAAGCGTCCCTTTCCGAATTGCCGAGCGGTACGGTTTGCGCCGTACCGGCGGAGACGGCTGAAGCCACTCATGCCGTCTCCGTGCAACCCCTTTCTTCCGCTGCCGGAGGTGCCTCATGACCTTATCCGGCCGCAAGATCGCCGTGACGCTGTGCCCGGGCGGGCTGCCTGGTCTCGACTGCCATGCCGGAGCCTGGCTCGCTTTCGAGAAAGTCGGCCTGATCCCGTCGCAGCTCCTGGGCTGCTCGGCCGGCGCGATCGTCGGCTCCGTCTGGGCCGCCGGCGGCATGACGGCCGTCGAGTTTTCACACTATCTCGGCACTTTGGACAGCACCGATCTGATCAAGAAACGGTTCGCCTGGAAGGAACGCATCTTCTGGATCGACCACTTCTGCGACCCGTCACCGATCGAGAACAAGCTTGAAAACATGTTGCCGCCGAGCTTTGCCGATCTCAAGATTCCCCTGACCGTAGTCGCCACGCGCATGGATGTGGTTCCCGAGTACAGCGAACGCTTCGAGTGCGGCAATATTCTCCGGCAGGCCGTGCGCGCCTCGATGTCGATCGCCGGCGTCTGGCCCTATGCCAAGATCGGGGATCGCACCTACAGCGACGGCGGCACCACGAAGGCTTTGCCGCTGCCGTCGCGCCTGGACGAGTTCGATGCCGTGATCGTCATCAACCTGCAGCGCAAAGTTTCGTTTCCTGACCGCGACAAAAACATGATCTCCCGCTTGTTGTGGAACATCGAGCAACTGCAGGACCTGGAGCCTGATCGCGCCCGTTATTACCTGTCACGGAAGCATAATGTCCACTGGCTGGATCTCCCGGTCGGCAACAGTTCGTCGCTCGATTTCTCGCCCGATCATCTCCTGATCGGCCAGTCCTACCAGATCACCCGCGCCTTTCTGGCCGAAAAAGTTTTGCCGTTTCTCGCACTCAGTAAAAACGAAAGGGGTAATTACACATGAAATCGCGCATCGCCACGTTCCTTGTCCTGTTTCTCGCTGTCATCATCACCGCTCTGCTGTCCGGGTGCAGCAGCATTCCCGCAGCCATCAAAGCGGCCGCCGGCGATCCGGCGATCATCACCGGCAAAATCACATCGGTCTATGGTGTCGGACAGTTTACCCGGGTCGGCGCGGTGCAGCCGGGGACCACGGTCAGTGCCTCGCCGGACGGCACGATCACCGTCACGGCGCCGGCAGCCGTGGCCGCCACTAAAACCAGCGGCAGCGGTGAACTTTCCGTGCCGGTGAAGATCACGTTGACACAACCGGCTGATGCGGTGTCGGCCGATCCGAAAACCACTACTCTACCGGCCGCCGCCGCAGTAAAAGCCAGCGGCGTCGGCCAATCCATTAATGCCAAAACAGAGAGCAGTACGACCGGGCCTTAGCCCGTCTTCGCGACCCGGGTGCAAGCTCGGGCCGCGCGGGGGTTGGCGGGCGGCGTGTTTCCTCCCTCCTCCTCATCACGGTTGCCGCGTCCGGCCGCCGACCCCCGCGAGACCCAGGCAGAAATAAGTGATCAGTGATCGGAAAAAGCGGAAGAGCGAGAGACAATGGAAGATATGTCAGTAGCAGTCACAGCGATCATTGGGATAATCGCCACCGTCATCGGCGGCAAAATCGTCAAAGCCTCGATTCCCACCATTGTCGATACCGCCATTCGGCAATGGGTTGACAATTACAATAATCTGAAACAGGAAGTCAAGACGCTGCGGGAGGAAAAGTTTGCCGCCTTGTCGGAGGAATTCAAAGAGCTGAAGAAAAAATGCAAAGCCCATCAGCAGGACCTGGCCATCAATACCGTCACCACCGATCTGAAAACCATCAAGGAAACGACCACCCGAATCGAATCGACGGTCAACGGTTTCCGCGAGGAAATCACCGAGGCCAAAGGGCGGATCGAGGCCGTCAACGATCAAATCCAAACCCGGATCGACGGGGTCAAGGAAAACCTCACCGACAAAATCGGCGATGTCGACGATCACTTGCGCTCCGTCTCCAGGGAGTCCATTGATCACCGCAAAAATGCCATTCTGCATGGGGGAAAATCGGAATGATCACGCAACGCCAGGCTGACATCAACCGCAACATCCTCGCCGCCCTGCGCGATTTTGGCGTCTGCAAGATTGAGGAAATTACCTCCTTTCACGGCTTTATCGTCCTAAAGCCGAAATATGAGGAATTGGTGGCCGGTGTCAACCTCCTCAAGACCTATGGCCACATCGAATTCCCGATCGCCGGCGACAACGAGTATTTCCAGAATACCGAAAAAGGCCTGCGCCAACTCAATCGCGACGGAGTCAAGCCGGACCCCGCCATCTGGGGGAGAGCTGCCGCGCAATGAGCGAACGCAAACCACGCAACCTGCTGGAGAATGGCGATGTCCCGGAATCCGTCCGGGAGGTCATCCGCCCGATGATCCTGGATGGGATCAAGCAGGATAAGATCAAAGCCGAGGTCATGCGCCTGTGCGGAGTCCGCATTCACAATTCCACACTCAAAGCCTATCGCACCAACGCCGAATACAAAGAGTGGGTGGCCATGCGCCGCGGCTGGGATTACCGCCTGCAGAAGCGCCGCTGGGCCGCAAGTATCGTCAATGACGGCAAGGGCGCCAAATCCCTGATGGATATGGCGGCCATCGAACTGTTGGAGCAGATCTACGAGCTGTCCGAAGAAAAGAAGCTCGACCCGGAACAGAAAATGAAAGTCCTGGCCGAAATCACCAAGCAGCAACGGGTGCAGGTCCTCCGGGAGCGTGACAACTGGCAGCGGCGGATTGCGGAGTTGCAGGCGGAGATCGATCAGGCCGAGTTCGCCGCGCGCCAGGACGAACGGCGGAAGATGGCCGAAGCCAAAATCGTCGCTGACGCCAAGGCCGAACAGATCGGAAAAAAGGCCGGGATCACCCCGGCAGTGATCGCCCAGATCAAAGCGATTTACGGCATCAAAGACGCGCCGACGGAAGTGCCGGCAGTTCCGGAAAGGCCCGGTGCGGACACCGGCGCTCCCAGGTAATACATGACCAGACAGATCAAACGACTGACGCAGCGGATGGCAGCCAAGGGCCGCAAAGCGGCCCTTTCGGCCGTGGCCGGCGTGTCGCTTTTGTCTGGCGGCGGCATTGCCTCCGCTCCGGTCGGTCTCCTGCCGGAAATTACCGAAGACAATTTCTGCGAAGCCCGCCAGGAACTGAAAATCGGATCGGCAATCGTCAAGCTCACCGATTACCAGATGGCGGCGATACAGGATCAGCACCGGATCGTGGTCCTCAAGTGGTGCCGCCAGGCCGGCAAGGATTTCACCACCAGCCTGAAAGCGGTCATTGATGCCCTCGCCACCGGCCAGAACTGGTACATCGTTTCCCTGACTCAGCGCCAGGCGTTGGCCACCGCCAAACAGGCGCAGATGCATGTCCGTGCGATCCTCGGATTTCTGCCCGAACTCGGCGTTTCCGAAGAGATCATCAATAAGATCAAGATCACCTCATACGGCATCCAACTGCCCAACGGTGCCGAGATCAAAGCGCTGCCGGGCAAAGATCCCGACGCGATCGCTGGCCTGACCGGCAACGTGATTTTCACCGAAATGGGTTTGTTCCCGAACGGCGGCGTCGACCACTGGCGCGTGGTGTTCCCGCTGATCTCCCGCGGCTTCAAGATCTGGGCGATCAGCACGCCGCGCGGAAAAGAAACCAAGTTTGCCGAACTCTGCCGCAATCCACAGGGCAAGTACAGCGTTCACGTCGTAGATATTTACACCGCGGTAAAAGGCGGCCTGAAGCTGACCGACGAGAATGGCAAACCATCGCGTCCGGAAGACCTTGAAGCTCTTTACAATGATCCATCCGGCTGGAGCCGGGAATATCTCTGCCTCGAAGGCGAGGACCACGATCCGCTGATCGGATGGGATTACATCCACAACTGCATGGCGGATTACGAGATTCCCTGGATCCATATCGAGGGCATGACCGATCTGCGCGGCCAATTCGACACGGTGATCGACAGCTTCTTCGCCCCGATCCGCGCCAAAATGCTCGGCCGTCCGGTGGGCGGCTGGGATATTGCCGTCACCGGCGACATGAGCGCCTGGACGTTCGGCGATGTCCTGGGCGACGTCACCTGGGCGCGCGGCCTGGTCACGGCCCATAAAGTGGACGATTTCGACTATCAGCGGGACGTCACCCGCAACATGCTCAAGGCCGGAGCCACGGTGATCGGCGACGCTTCCGGCCTTGGCCGCGATGCCTGCCAGACGCTGGAAAAGGAATACCCGAACCAGTTCAAGGGTTTAGTCCTTACTTCAGACAGCAAGTGTGAACTCTGCGTACAGGGCATGCAGACCTTCCAGGGCGGCAAATTCCGGCTGCCGAAAGGCCTGCTGGAGTGGCAGTACGACATTCACGCTTTGGCCAAGGAAAGCGTCGGCGTGGCAAAGAGACTGCGCGTGGTGCAGACCAAGAATCCGCTGCTGAAATATTCCCACTGCGATATAGCGGTCAGCACGTTCATGATGATAGATGCAGGCCAGACCGGGACCGTCGAAGTCGAAACCCTTCCCCCGCCTGTGGAAAATATCCCCGGCGCCATGCTGCTGCCGCCGCATCTGCGCCGGCAATATGAACAGAGTCTGCAAGACGGAGGCGTGATTGTATAATGCGCGGACGTTCCCGACAATCCAGTGACCCGTCCGCCATGCTCCTGGCCAATGCGCTTCTCGCTGTGGCCGGCGCGAAGGCCGCCAAACCGCCCATGGACCCGACTCTGGCGCTGGCCCAGAACTCCACGACGATGACGGAACCCGGCAGCATTGCCGGCCTGACGCCGGAAGCGCTCGCACTGCAACTGATCGAATATCACAACGGGAATTATGCGAACATCGCACGCACCTGGGACGTGATGGAACGGCGCGACGATGCCGCCATGGTCGCGGCCCGCAAGCTCCGCTCGAAGGTCGGCCGCCGGATCAATAGTTTTATGATCGAGGCGGTGGACGATTCGCCGGAAGCCCTGCGGCAGCGCGATTTCCTTGAAGGTTTTTACAACCGCCTGCTGGCCGAGAGTGCGGTCAATGGCAAGATCCGCGGCGGGGTCAAGAAAGCCGCCGAATTCATGCTGCGTGCCGTCTCGGTGCAATACTCGTTCCTGGCCAAGTCCTGGGTCGGACGCGGGCCGGATATCTCTCTCAAACTGCGCTGGACTCCGCTCTGGTTCTTCGGTCGGCGCAATGGCGATTTCATGTTCGACCGCAACGGCATGGGCGGCGCCGGAACGGATCCGCTGATGGATGAGCAATGGCTGACGGCCGCGACGGACTTTGCCGTCATGGAACCGGCCTCCGTGCTGATCCTGTTCAAGCGCCTGCCGCAACATCAATTGGTCTCTATCCTCAATAAATGGGGCAATACCTCTGTCTATGGCGAGGTGCCTGCCGGGATCGCCAAGGGATCGGATACCTGGAACATGGTCATGGACTGTGTGGCCAATATCCGGTCCGGATGGCATGGTGTGGTCGGCGGCGGAGCGAAGCTGAACACTCTGGAACCGAAGCAGCAGACCGGCGCGCTGCTGCATATGCCGTGGATCAAGGAATGCAATTCCTCGATCACAAACTGTTATCTCGGCGCGTCGCTATCTACGATCGCCAAGGGCGACACTGGCACGCTGGCCGGCGGCGCGCAGGCGGATGACATGTCCGACCTGGTCGATGACGCCACGGACTGGGTGGTGGAATTGTTCCAGGAAGGGGTCGACCGCGACGCGTTGCGTTATGGCCTCGGCGTGGACGAACCCATGGCCTGGTTCAATATCCGGCAGCCAAAGATCGCCGCGGATCTGAATCGCTTCCAGGTGATCAAGGGCACCGTTGAAATGGGTGCCAAGGTCAAACTCTCCCAGGTCTATGACGAGTTCGATCTGCAGCAGGCCGGTCCGGATGATGAAGTTCTCACCGCCCCAGCCCCAGCTCCGGCAATCAATCCGTTCGCCGGGAATGCAGGGGGTGCCGTTCTCGTCCCCCCTGCAACCCCCGGAGAGGGTCTTCGACCCGTTCATGGTGGCGACGCGGACCAGTCGCGGAGTACCGCAACGGCCGCGGCGCCGGTGACGGCCCCGGCGGTTTGCTGCTGCGCCGCTCCGGCCAGGTATCTGGCCTGCGCCAAAAAGCGTTCCTATGACCGGGCAATACGCGATCTCGATCAACTCTTCGAAAACACCGTGGATCCGGTTGGCAGGGCTTATGCAGCCATGCTGCAGCCCTTGTTCCAGGCCGTTGCAGCCGCTCCGGATCTGGCCGCGGCCAAAAACATCCTGGACGGTTTCAAGGCGGATACGGGAAATATGGGAAAAGTCCTGGGCGAAGCGGCGTTTGCCGCGGTCTTGCGCGGCCTGGAACCGATCCGTCCAGAGATCAAAGGATTCCCACCCAAAGCAGTTGGGAGCGCCGGTGTCCCCACCGGCGCAGGCTTCTTTTCCCGTCTGGGAAAGGCGCTCCGGACACGGTTCGCCAATGCTCCCGTGGCCGCTTTGGAATATGCGCCGCTGCCGTTTGAGGAAGCGAAGAAGTTCTGGTCAATGAAGACGCTCATCAAGGATCTGGCGACGATCGCGGAACCGACCTGGAAACAGGCCGTGACCTACGGGTTCAAGGTCGCGGGAATTTCTGCGGACTCCGCACTGAATATGATCAAGGACGATCTGGAAAGTGCGATCAAGGGTGAAGTCACGGTCCAGCAGTTCGTCAAAGACGCCCAGGTCAAGTACGGTCTTAACTCGGCGCATGCCGAGACCGTGGCACGCACGAACATCCAGACCGCCTACAGTTGGGGTCATTACCAGCAGCTCACGGATCCGGCCGTCGCCGCGGTCTATAATGTCTGGGGTTTTGATGTAGTCGACGACCCGCGAACAAGCGACATCTGCCGGCCGTTGATCGGCAAGGCGTACCTGACCAGCAACAAGATCTGGGACAGTCTGTATCCGCCGAATCATTTCAACTGCCGCACGACGATCTTCCCGATGGCCCTGGATGAAGTCGAAAAGATGGGCTTCACCCTGCAGGATGCCTGGCCGCGCGATCCGCAGTCCGGCGCGGAATTCATGCCGGCGCACGGCTTCGAAATGAATATCGGCAAAGTCCCCACATTGGAGCAAGCAGCATGAAAATACACATTTTTTCAAAGCGCTCAGGAAAGAACTTTTTGCAAAAGGTTCTTTCCCGAACCCTATCTCAAAAACTTTTGCATAACTCAAAAGCAGATGCCAACCAGCGTGAGCATATGCGGTTTATCCTGGCATTGGCCAATGCGGACTCCGCAAATTCCGTTCCGCAGATTGTGCAGCGTGACGGTGGCGCGTTTGCGTTGGGAAATGCCCAGGCGCTGGCGATCGACGACCAGGGCTGGATGGACGTGGCATGGCCGGGTGAATTTCCGCATCCGAACGGGTACCTGCAGATCGTGGAGCCGGAAGACCTTGATGTGATGCTTGCCAATTTCAATGCGGTGAAGGCAGACAAAGGACCGAAATGGGCCGGGATTGGTTTGTACCTGGGACACCCGGAACTGAACGGTACGGCGGCCTACGCCCCGAGCTACGGCTGGTTCAAATCCGCTCGGATCGCCAACGGCATGCTGCAGTTCCAACTGGATCCGGACGCGGAAGCCAATGACCTTATCGCGAAGAAAAAGTACAAGTTCACTTCGAACTACTGGGTCGGATCGTTCGATGCCAATAAGAATTTTCATCCGTTCTGGATCGCCACCATTGGCCTGACCAATAACCCGGTCATCGAAGGCAAGCCGCTCGCTAATGCAGAAGCGGGGGACGCTACCGCCACCGAACAAACCGCGGCTGAAGCTGATCCGGCGCCGGCGGCGGCGAATGCGCCGGTGCAGGTATCGCTGCAGGATCTGCTGGCAGGCGGTGACGATCCGGAATGGTGGCAGGAATTTATCGGTAATCTTCAGGCACTGATCGACGGCGCCACGGATGCGGAGTCCGCAAAGAAGTTGCTGTCGGCCAAGCTCCGGGCGTTATATGAGGCGGAGAACCAGTTGCAGCAGCTCCGCGGCCTGATCTGTCAGGTGTTCCCGCCGGCAGTGGATGGCACTTGCGCTTGCCCCTGTCCGATGAATATGGAAGAAATGCCGAAGTTCAATGTGGCTTTGACGGCCGTGGCCGGCAATGCCGCTGCCATAATGTCCCTCGCAAAAGCACTGGAAGTGAAACCGGGTGAAGGCGGGCTGATCGCCCACGACACACTCCTCGCGGCAGCCAATGCGGCTGTGACGGCTGCCGCCGCGGGAACGGCTCTGGCAACGGAGTTTTCCCGCTTTGTCGTGGAGCAGGCGATCGTCCGCGGATCCGTTGATGGCAGCAAACCGGAAACGGTGGCTGCCGCCAATGCGATCGTAAACGTCGACCGCAACGCCGCCCTGCAGTTGTGGTTCCGTTCTGCCGCCCCGTCTCAAACCCAGCCTGCCAGCCCGGGACGAAGGCCGCCAAGTGCCGTGGCCCGCGCGATTGCGAACTCCGCAATTACGGCGGGTGACCGCCGCCTCCAGCCGCCGCCGGATCCGCTGAAAGGCATCCGGCTTGTGGAAGGCGCTGTCGGCAATGCCGCCGGCAGCGATCCGGATGAACGCCAGAAGCTGGTGGTCGCCGCCGCCAATGCCCACATGGAGAAGACGAAGTGCTCCTGGGGCGATGCCAATGCCTGGGCCTGGAACGAACTGGCCGCCGGCCGTCTGCAGGCCGGGACCGTCGTGATCGAAAAGTAAGGGCGAAAAATATTTCGCTCCAACGTAGAAAAAGGAAAAAGTCAGTATGAGTACCACGTTAGCCCGTCAATCCTCCAATGGTTTCTGGAATGCGCTGGCCGCGGCCGCGTATGCCAGCCGGCGTCTGATCTGTGCCGGCGCCGATGTCAGTCACGTCAAGACGCCCGATGGCGCTGCGGTGAAGCCGATCGGCGTCCTGGTCGACGGCTGCGATGCCGCGAACGTGCCGGTCGATTTCGAACTGCTTGGCAAAGGCGAGACCAAGATCATTAACATTGCCGGCACCTGCAGCAAAGGCGACCGCCTGGTCTGCACCACGGACTCCCGCGGCCAATGCCGCACGCTGCCGACCGCCCCGGGGACCTATTACGTCATCGGCGACGCGCTCCAGGACGGCGTCGACGGCCAGGATCTGGAAGTCAAAGACTGCGAACCGTATTTGGTCGTCGTCCAGGCCACCCTGGCAGCGCTCACCGGCACCTTGACGGGTACCGTTGACGGCGCGCTGGTGGACATCGCGGCCGCAGGCGGCGCCTGTGCCGGCAGCACCACTCCTTCCGCCTCCAATGTCGATACGGCCATTGCCACGGCCGTGGCGCCGATCGTGAGCGGGACCAACGAACAGATCAAGGAACTGTTCACCCGCCTCAACGCCATTCGCACCGCGCTGATCGCAGGCGGTTTCATCAAAGCCGCGCTCTGGTTCCTCGTCGGCGCCGTGCTGATGGTGGTCATGTACGCCACCGTCAAGAGCGGCACGACAGTGGCCGACCTGGCTGCGGGCGGCGCTGCCGCAACCGCGGCCGTTCTGCCGATGGCGCTGCCGCCGCGTTTCCGCCGGCCCGGCAAGCGCTTCCCGCTGCAACGGCGCTTCCCCGGCAAGGTGGTCTGGCTCGCCAATGAAGACAAGCCGGCGACGGCGGCGGACCCGAACCTGGTGGCGGCCAACAGCATCCAGATCCTGGATCATCGGGGCAATGTCATTCCGATTGCGGGCCGCGACGGCGCTGTGATCAGACTGGGTAATGCGTCAACGGCTTTGGCTGCCACTCCGGTGGAACGGCTGACGACTTTTGCCACGGGCTTTCCCCGTGACGATATCGAGAGCTTCAGCTCGTTCATGTTCCCCTATGTCCCGGCCGGGCTGAAGTATGACTACCTGAAGAACCCGGAGACGAACGCCTTCGCCATTGTCGATGACGATACGATCGGCATCAACGGTTTGCCCAAGGTTATTCGGCCGGACGGAAAGACGGTCGGTACCGGGCAGCTCAAGTGGCGCGGGCTCGAAACGACGCTGACCGAGAGCGAAGCGCTGGCGGCCGCCGCCAATCCCGGCTGGTCCGTGGCGATGGAAGAAGAGGACCGCATTGCCCTGATCACCGACGCCACGCGCCGCGGCCGCTTTGCCCGCTGCCTGGCCCTCGCGGTGACCGCGTCCGGCGCCGCCACTGGCAAGACCTGGAACGATGCGGCTGATCCGGTCTCCGATCTGCGCGCTGAAGTGAACATCATTGCCCTGCTCTGCGGCGGCAAGCAGAACGTCGCCGTGATGTTCGGCGCCAGCGCGTTCGAGATCCTGTTCAACCACAAAACCCTGAAGGGCGGCACCTATTACGCCCAGATCCCGACCGACGAGGCCCGGGTCGCGGCGCTGCTCGGCATCCAGGCGAGCAACGTCATGATCAATTACCTCCAGGTCAACAGCGCGGCGGCCGGGAAAACGGCCGTGCGTGCCATGGCGCTCACGACGAACGAGATCTGGATCTTCGCGCGGTTCCCGAACCCGGGCCGGCGCGATGCGGGTTTCGCCAAAACGTTCGCCATGCAGAAGGGCGCCGGCTGGTATGAGGTCTACACGTACCAGACGCATCCGAAAGTGACCATGTACGGCCTCGATTACTACGAGGACCCGATCGTCACCAACTCGGCGGCCGTCAAACGCCTCAGCGTCACCAGTTCCTGAAGATGTCGGGGGAGGAACTTTTTGGAAAAAGTTCCTCCCCCGAACCCCCGCCTCAAAAACTTTTACTGCACAAATCTGAAATCCGAAATCCGAAATCCGAAATCTTAAATCTGATGATCACCAGAAACCAGATCCTCGCGGAAGTACCGGCCGACATCCTCCTCAATGCCACCGATGACAACAAGGACGGCGTGGAAGATGACGGCATCCTGGACGGCATGATCGCCAACGCGATGCTCACGGCCGGTCTGTCCGCCGCCGCGTACCTGGTTCTGGTCTGCGACAGCGTGTACCGCCGGGCCAAGGTCAAAGCGGCGGAAAATCCGTTCCGCTCCCGGGCGCAGACGATCATCGAACAGTCCGCCGGCGCCGATGCGGAACACGCGAACACCGACGACAGCGACGCCTTTACGATGGAAAAACTGGACAAACTTTAAGCCGCAATGGTAACCCTCACCTACAACGGAAATGCGATTGTCAGCCTCGACGCCACGGCCGAGAAGCTGGCGAATCTTTCCCCGCTTATGTCGGTGATCGCCGCGCGGCTGCATCAGGACACTCTGCGCAACTTCAGGACTGGCGGCGATTTCTGGCCGGGACCGGCCTGGAAGAAGTCGAAGCGTGTGGAAAAACATGGCGGCATGACACTGATCGGAAAAACCGGAATCCTCCGCAACAGCATTCACGCAGAAAGCGGAGCGGATTATGCCAAGGTCGGAACCGATGTGAAGTATGCCGCCATTCATCAATTTGGCGGGCCGATCACGATCCCGGCGCGGCATCAGGTGCTGGCGTTCAATGACAAAAACTTGTTCCTGAGCCATAAGAAGGCCGCGACGTGGAAGCGGAAATCAATCAAGATTTGGGCGGGCAAGATCGGGGCGCACACCATCCAGATGCCGGCCCGGCCGTACCTGCCCGTCGATGCCGCCGGAAATCTCAGCCCCGAAACCGTTGCCTTCATTCAGGATCAGGCGGAAAAATTCATGTCTGGAGGTAAAACCTGATGCAGTTGACGTTGGACAACTTGGTGCGGCGGGCGACGATCGGACTGACCGAGAATTCCGACCTGGCGGCATGGATTGAAGCGAACATGCCCGGCAAGAACCTGTTTCAGCAACTTGGCAACAACCCGGACAGCGACATCGAGTTGGACACTTGTCCGGCCTGGGCCCTGTTTCCTGGAGCGGAAGGACGTGACGCCGAAAATCTGAATTATGACATCGGCATTGAATGCCGTCTGCGCGAAGAAGGATTTGAAGTGGGCGAAAATCTGCCGGCGTCGGCATCCAAGGTCCGGGTTTATCGGCATCCAAGCAAGATCACGCAGTTTGCCGCAGCCGTGCGGACGGCTGTCGACGATATCTTCCGCGACACCAATGCTCCGGTCGACAGTTACGAGATCGGTTATGACCTGTTCGGCACCTGGCCGGTCGTGACCGCCCTGGTCAAGATCAAGTTCAAAATCCCGATTCTTCTTGGATCCGATTTGGAATTGCCGGAGGAAGACGAATGAGTGCCGCAACCAAAAATTTCACCATCAAGCGCGGGTCCGGATTCCGGCGGGTCATCACCTGGAAGCAGTCGAACGGCCAGCCGGTCAACATCACCGGATGGACGGCGCGGATGCAGTTCCGCGCTTCGGAGAAGGCCGCCGCCGCAGAACTGGATCTGAGTGAAGGCTCCGGTATCACGATTGACGGTGCCGCGGGCAAGATCACCTTTGCGATCACCGCCGCCCAGACCGCGGCGATCGTGGCCGACAAGCTGGTGTACGATCTGCTGCTGATCCCGCCGGCAGCGGAACCGGAATGCAAACTGCAGGGCACCTGCAAAGTGCTGGCACGGGTGACACAAGTATGATCACCGCACCGGAAATCATTGTTATCTCCGAAACCGAACTGGAGATCCTGGAGATCGCCGAACAGGGGCCGCAGGGCATTCAGGGCGTCCCTGGTCCGGCTGGCAGTAACGGCACCAATGGAACGAACGGGACGAATGGAACCCCAGGCGCCAAGGGCGATACCGGCAATAATGGGGCAGCCGGCACCAACGGCACCAACGGAACGGATGGGAAGACGGTCCGCAGCGGCAGCGGCGCGCCATCCTCCGGCCTGGGCGTGGACGGCGACTGGTATATCAACACTGCCGCCAATACGATCTACGGGCCGAAGACCGGCGGAGCCTGGGGCTCGCCGATCAGCATCGTCGGTCCCCAGGGCTCAGCCGGCACCAACGGCACGAACGGCACGAACGGAACGGATGGGAAGACGGTCCGCAGCGGCAGCGGCGCGCCATCCTCCGGCCTGGGCGTGGACGGCGACTGGTATATCAACACTGCCGCCAATACGATCTACGGGCCGAAGACCGGCGGAGCCT